TCAGATAGATATTTGTTGTATAGTGGCATTATTTCTCAATAACAATTTCTGTTTGTTCTTGCTGATTTGCAAAGCTAATAGCTTCGGTCTCTCTAATTGACATACCAGCAAATTGCAAAATTTTAGCGACAAGTGTTGGCTCATCTGTAAGTGGTAACTCAAAGTCCTGATAATCTATGGCTCCTTGGTTAAACAATGGTTCACCAGAAACCAGTGTATATGTCCACTTAGGATCTTTAGGATATCTAACGTAGTAGCAAGAAACACCAGTTGAAATTGTGTCAGGATAAACGGTTAACTTATCCTCAAGTTGTACGTACGCTGGGAACAATTCAATTGGCTGAGTCAAGTTCGACATCAAAAGCTGTTGAGCTCTAGCAATAGGAACCTTCTCGACTTCTACCATCTTGCCAACATTGTTTGTATGGATTACCCTAACAATAGTGTAATAGTCAGCAGGAAGATCAAATGTACCAGAAGTCTTAGTAAGTGATACAATTTTTGATAATGAGTCAATAACTTCCTCATACTGCTTCTTAATATCAGCATAGCCAGTACCAGACTCTCTAGCATTTTCTTTTAAGATCTGGTAATTGTATCTGTAGAAATAATTCTCAAAGATGTCTAGCTGTGCTTGCTTGGCAAATAGGTTGAAATCATTAGGGCTAATGTACCCGTAATTATTTTTGTTCAAAACAGACAGTACCGTATTTCTTACTGAATTTATCATCCCATTCTTTTTGTACAAAGATAGTAAAAAAAAAGAGAGGTATTACCCTCTCTTAATTTAGACTACTCAACATTTCTTTCAAGTAACTTTAGTGTTTCAATACCTTCATCTGTTTGTAGGTATTTAGATACTGTTGAGATTCTATGCTCTCCAAATGGAATAGTCATAAACTTGCTCTTATTATCTGAAAGGTTGAAATAAATATCTCTTCCCTTGTTTCTAGTCTTAAGGATTTGCTGCTCAAATGCTCTGGCTACAATGTCTTGAACTCTTAGCATTGGATCATTCAAGATTTCCATGAATCTAATTGGGTACTGCTTCGCAAAAACAAGTACGTCTCTCTTTAGTTCTGAAGATGTTTTCTTATCTGCCTGAATACCAAGACCAATTCTAGCAACTGTCTCCATCATTGATAGCTCCATTGATTTAGCGGCAATGAGTGCATTTACCTCAATATCTAGATCGATAAGATCATTCTGAGCGTCTTTCTCTGGATCTAGTTCTTCAAAAATCTTTCCATTTCCTGGGTGATAATAAAGAAACTGCTGTAGTACTGGATTGCTTTCTGGTACGTGTAACATACCATCCTCAAATACGATTGGTTCAAGGACTACATTTCCGTCCTGCTCGTCAATAAATGGGCTTGGCTGATTAGCTGAATATCTCAACTGTCTGTTTGCTTTACCATCAAAGTAAAGTAGCGGTCTTCTAGCTGTTCCCTTAGATGGGATCATCAAGCTAAGTGGCGCATCTGATCTTAGGAGAATATAAGTTCTCGATTTTAATTGTTCCATTTGATTTTAAATTTAATTGAAAATAGAGGGAGCCACAGAGACCCCCTCAGTTAATTATTACTTTTTCTTCTTAATTACAGTTGTTTTTTTAACTACTGTCTTTCCAGCAGGTTTATCTCCTACTCTTCCTTTTCCATACATGGAAGGATAGTATTTTTCTGGATTGATTGCTGGATTTTTACTACCTCCCTGAACTAGGGACATATTGAATAATCCTTGTTTTTGCTCCTTAGTCAATTCTTGTTTTTTCTTAGGAGGATCGCTCTTCTTAACTGTTGTTGTTTTCTTAATAGCCATTGCCTTGTTTGTTTATTTTTTACGAATTCTTTGAATTTTACGTTGAGCAGAAGCCTTCATAGTTCCATCTTTCTTCTTACCAGTCATAAGCAAAGCGTTAATTTGCTTTTCTTTGTCTGTGTAAGTTCTAGAAGGAGTTACATTGATTGCCTTTGGAGCAGCCTTAGCAAGTCCAGCGACACCCATACCATCGATACTAGGTTTTCCAACTTTTGCAACAACTGGTTTAGCAGCAGCAGCTCTTTGCTGGGCAATAGAAGGACCTTTTGGTGCTGAAGATTTAGCAGCAGGTTTTGGAGCATTCATAGCAGCCGCTACTTGCTTTCCAAAATTCTGCATTCCAGCAGAATCAGTTCTGCTAAAAATTTTATTGCCTCCAATTACTTCACCATCCTTATTATATCTTGTCTCAGCAGGTTTTTGAACTGGGGTTCTTCTAACTTTAGAAGATACGCTTCTCAGACTGTTCACCCATCCAAATGGAGAAGCAGGTTGTGATTTTCCGTTAGCCATTACTTTGTTTGTTTAAAGGTAAAAGGAAGGGCCAATCGGCCCCTCCTATTTTACTATTACTTCTCGAACAAGAAGAAGTTGTTAGCACCCATGGTGCACAACGCTCTTTCAGACAAGAAGTGAACCTCCATTGCATCCAAGCTTGAAGTCTGAGCTCCACCAGCGGAACCAGTTACCCAAGTCTTGTACTTACGATCTTCAGTTTCAGAAGCTCTGTAACGAACGTGCAAGAATGGACGCTTGGCGTTCTTACCAAGTACGTTATCGTAAACGGTAGTAGTTCCAGCTGGAACAAGAACACCAGATACAGCTCCACCTACTAGACCACCACGCATGGTAGGATCGTTCAAGTACTTCCAGTCAGACTTGTAGAAGTCATAACCTCTACGGAAGCCAGTGAAACCAAGAGTAAGAGCCATCTTCTCATCGTTGTCAAATAGACCGTAAGAAGTACCTCCAGCTCCGTAGCTGTTTTGAGCTGCCAACATATCGTCAATGTCGAAACCAAACTGACGATCCAAGAAGATTACGTTCTCTTCGATAGATCCTTGCTTGTCAAGACGAGATACGATGCTGTCGAAATCATCCAAAGTAGATGGGTTACCACCTGCCCATACGTTACCTCTCTTACCGATTGCGTCAAATAGACTTCGAAACGAAGACGGGTCTCGTGCTGAGACTTTAGGTACCACAAGAAACCTGGGCCATTGTCACCTTCAACCTCTACCCATCCGATCTGAGCCATGTCAGAACCAGATACTGCGTAGTGATCTTTGATGATGATTGGAGAGTTCTCGAAGATCTCACCATCAGACTCAAGAGAGTTCTCCATTCCAAGAGTTCCTTTCTTAAACTCAGAACCGTAAACAAACACAGAAACAGTCTTAGTTGCTGCGAAAGTTTGTCCAGCTGCTTCGTAGTAAGCTACGTCAAAAGTTCTTGCTGCATAGTCAACAGCGGTAACGATACCTTTGTTTAGACCTTGAGCACCAGCACCTTCTTCAGAAATAAGGACAGTTTGTCCAACACGGATAGCAATGCTACCGTTTACAAATCCTTTACCAGATAGCTGACCAGCAGGTACGGTAAAAGTTGCATTAGAGTCGCCAGCGGCTCCATCTTGAGTTACGTTTACATACTTAGTATGAAGACGTCCTTGCTCAGTCCACTTGATCAAGTCAGAAGTAGAAGGCAATTCTGCGCTCACCAATCTCAAGAAAGATGCTACGCTTCGGTTACCGTAACGCTCAAATTCTTTCTCGTAAGTATCAGGTAGATACTGGTTCAAGAAGTTGAAGTCGGTAATGTAGTTAGTTGCGAGGGCTACTCGCTCTGCACTTGGCTGTAATTGAAAGCCAGGTACAGTTTGTAATGATCCTGCCATTGTTTTGTTTTTTTATTTTTTAAACCTAATTCGAAGACCTCGTCCATCGGTGTCTCCTACGCTAGTAACCTTGAAACTTCCCTTGTTCATCACTTCAGGGGATCTTCTCACATCGAAGTTTATGTTCTTGCTTGATTTAGCTTCCTTTTCGACAGCGTCAGCAATCCCCTGCTCATAGAAAAACTTAGCAAATTTTTCTGGGTTCATAGCAACAGCTAACGACTTATGGTAACCTTTCGCATCTTCGATCAATCCATCATTGTTTACAAATTTCGCAATGAAGTTATTGATGTTGTTCAAGCTCTTGGCTACTATTAGCTTTCGCTGAGTATTCCTTGTAAGCCCTCAGTGCCTCTTGGTCCTCGGCAGAAAGGCTACCATAGCTTGACTCAAGCGGTGCCTTGTACTTCTGCTTTTGTTCCTCAAGGAACTTCTTAGCTTTTGCAAGTTCTTTTTTCTTTTCAATCTGTTTTTTCTTGATGTCTTTCTCGTCATCGAGATCCTCGTCATAGCTGAACTTGTCAGCTATTAAGTACTCAATTTCTTCAGGATCAAGATCACTCTCCTTTTGAGAGTAATATTCTTTAAGTAGCTGATCTGAGTTCATTGAATTCAAATCAGTATTGATCTTAATAAAATCGTTAAGCCCTCTTCCAGTTTCCTTCTTGAAGTTCAAGAATGCAGAAACATCTTCTGGGAGCTCTTCTTTCTGTGGTGCAAATAGATCCTCTACGCTTGAGAGTTTCTTTCCATACTTCTTGTCAAGAAAGTCGAGGACTTTATCCTCGCTTAAATCTTCTTGCCCTACTACTACAGTCTCTTTTACAGTTTCCGTAGCAGCAACCTGCTCTTCGTGCTTCTTAAGCAACTCTTCTTCAACTTGTTGAGCAGACTTCTGCTCTACATCGTCTAACGCTCTTACTTTTAATTCCATTAG